TTTAGAATCTATTTGATGTAATGCAGATTCAATAGAAGATTTAACAGATTCATTTTGATGAATTTCTTTTTGCAGCTTGTTATACTCTTCTTTTTCTTGCACAGAAGGAATTAACTCTTCAATTTTTTTCTTAACTACATCTAATTTATTTACTAACTCTTGAGCTTCTGATTTATCATGTTCTATCGAAGCTTTAGTAGCAATAGCGTCTTTAACAAAAACGTTGTCCATACAGAATTTACAATTTTCATCATATTCTAAATCATTTAGCTTTTCCATTTTTTCTAGCTTATGACGAACTTCCGCTTTGAGTCTTTCTACATGACCTACTAAAGTTTTTTCAGTAGTCTTAATATCTTCTAAAACATCTATACGAGCTTGAATTTCTGAAATATTAAATTTAGTTAATTGCAAATTTAATTCTGTAATTTTAATTTCAACATTAGATAATTCTTCTGTTTTGTCGACAGCATTAATGCTTAAATCAATTACTAATTTTTCTACTTTAGATTTTAATTCAGTTAATGAATCTATATTTTCAATTGAAGCATCTATCGGAACTAAATCTGAAGTCAATGATAAAATCTTTTGATTTAACTCTTCAATTTTTAATTCTAATTCTGCTTTATCAATTTGATAATCTTTATGTTCTTTAGAGTATGTATCAATGTCATTAATTGCTTGTGCTAATTGAGTTCCAAAATCTTGTCTCTGATATTCTTTAACTAAAGTAGCTACTTCTTTAATATCGTCATTTGCAATTCTATACAAGTCCTCAAATATATTAATATCTAAAAATTGAGCTAATAAATCTTTACGATCTTTTTGAGCCATGTCAATAAATCCAGAATTGTTATTTTGAACTGACAATGCTGTTAGCACAAAATCTTCATACGTGCCTAATAATTGTCTAATGTGATCATTAGTCTCGCTACGTTCTTTTCCATTTAATGATTCTTTATTTCCTAAATCATCTATTGAATAGAAATTAACATCTACTCTTACGTGATTTCCTCTTCCTTTAGTACCTGTCTTTTCAATAAAATAATTTCTTCCATCCAATTCAAAATTAAATGTACATTTGAATGAATTTGATTTATTGTTCATTACACTCGCTGCCTTTGAAGTTCGACCGCATTTGTCAAATATACAATATGTAATTGCATCTAACATAGTCGACTTTCCAGAAGCGTTTGGAGCAAATATTCCATACACTCCTTTCATATTTGTAAAGTCAATTACGTTGTCTATACCATAACTAAACATATTTGAAAATTCAAATCGTTTAGGAATCCAAGATACATTTCGATTTACTTCTAAATTAGGCAATCCAGAATTTACGGTTCTATTTACATGACGAACTCCATCTAATATCACATCATCTAGTGCAAATTTATTTTCTAAGTACTTCGAAATTAATTCATTTTGATATTCAACATCACGAACATCTCCGATATTAATTTTTTGTACTCTATTTTTATTAACTGAAAAATCATTGATCTTTTGAATCGTAAATTCTTCAATATTAAATTTAGTTTTAACCTTTGCAATAATTGCTTTTAAGTCTGCTGGCTCTGTATTTTGTACTTTAATTCGGAGACGAATCGTTTTATCTTCTAAAGACTTTGGAATTGGCGTATATTTCTTATTATCAATTTCCAAAGTATAATAACAAATATCATTTTCAATTTTTACAAATTCTGCTTGACAGATTTTTGTATCCCATACTAACATTCCATGCTCCAATGCCTCGGCATAGTTTTGTTGAATAAGACTTCCAACATATTTTATACCCGGCTTTACTCGTTTAATTCGTATTTTTTTGTTCATATAATATATTTTGTAACTTATTTATGTCTATATTTTTCTAAGTCAGACGCCCAAATTCGTATCAATTTCCAATCTGAATTACGTACTAAATCATCTTTATATCTATCATTACGAAATGTAGTACGTTGCTGTTCGTTCATATTTTCATATAATATGCCTTTTGAATGCCAATAATCACCATCTATTTCTATTAATATTTTTTTAGACTCTATTCCAAAATCAAAATATCTATTTTTAAATTTATATTGATAAATGAAGTCTGTATTTAATTCGGTTAATAGCTTTTCTGCGTCTATTTCAGGTTTTGATTTTTTTAGCTGTCGTAACTTTTAAAATTACATACATTCCCAGCCTTCTTTCAAATATCTGTCTAAATCAATTTCATCAATTTCTAATTCTTCATATGAATATTCTTGTAAAGTTTGGTTAGGTTTGTGAATATCTCCTAACAATGTAAGTTTATATCCCGCAAATGTATCAATATCAACATTATCATTTACTAACCTAAACCCAATATCAGTCATTGCATTATTTACAGCTCCATGATGAAGTGCAATCTTAAAATCGCCTTCAAACGAATCTGCTTTTATAAAATCTTTAGGCTTATCAAAAACAGACATAACTACAAAGTGTTTGTCGGCTAATTGATATATTCCTGACTCTTTGAGATAATGGAGATTTGGATGGTTTAATGCATTGACAATTGGCGTTAATGCATCTAATCTAGATTTATTATTTAAGTTGCAATCGTGATTACCTGTAATTAAAATAGTAGGTGCTATATCAGAAAACATTTTAAAGAATTCTTGAACAGACTGTACTAATTCAGGTGTCATATCTGTTTTAGCATGTACGATATCTCCGCCTAAAAAGATGATATCATTTGGCTCAATTGTTCTTTTAATTGCATCTACTGTTCTTTGAAATACTGTTTGATACTCTTTATGTCGTTTTAAATTTCTAATATGAATATCTGCTATGTGATATATTTTATTAATCGTATCTATTCCAATATTAATTTGTTCCATTATCCAAATAATTTATACTCAATAAATTTACTGAAAGTTAATGGTTGAGTTTCCTTAATTAACTTACACATTTTTTCAAATCCTATTTCTGCAGGATCTTTTTCTTCTAAATCTACAAAATACACTTCTACTCCATTATTCATGAAATATTCTGCATGCTCTAGAGCTTGCTTTTGTGCATCTTTATCTAAACAAATATATAACTGACTAACTTTATTTTCAATAATTTTCTTACGCAAATCTTCAGATATCGTTTTGCCAAACAATGGTATAGCATTTCTTCTAACTGCAATCGCGTCAAACGATCCTTCTACTAAAACTAATGGAAGTGCCCAATTTATAAACAATTCAAATCCTACACAATTTTTAGAAACATCAGGATTTTTATGTTTAAATGATTCTGCTTCGTAATATGCTCTTCCTACAAAGTAATTTAATTTACCTGTTTCGTCATATGAAGGAATTATAATCTTTTTAGCATATTCTCCAGATTCGCAATATCCAATATTGTATTTTACAATTTCTGAAAGTGTTATCTTTCGCTTTGCTCTTAAATAATGAATAGCATTTTTATATTCAATAGAATCGGTTACTTTAAACAAGGGAATATACTCTTTAGGCAGGTCTACCGCCGTCGTACTTTGAAAGGTACTGTCGATCTGAGAATTACTATATTTTGGCTGGATGGAAAGTACTTTGTAAAGTTCAGATATTTTATCACGACTTACATTTAGTGCTTTAAACAAAGAAGTTAGCTTTTTTCCTGACTTATTACATACCCAACAATGCCATGGATTTTCTCCTTTATCATTAGTAATCATTTGCACTTCTAGCTTCTTTTGTTTAGTTTGGCAAAACGGACAATGATGTGCTATGTTACCTTTATTAGTAACTTTTCCTTTACCTAGTACATTTTCTATTAATTGTGTTAATCTAGTATCTAACATCTACATTAAATATAAGATAATCTTTTGATTTGTCAAAATTATTTTAACCAATCTTCAGGAATTATCTTATCAGCAAATTGAAAGCCGTGTTTAATGCACCAGTCTGCGTATGTTGTCTTTGAACTTTTAGAAATTTTAGTTTTTGAGTTTTGAAATAAAAATCTAATATCTAAATCAGGACATTGCTTTTTAATTAATATATGTTTTTTTCTGTCATCTACCAAGAATCTTCCCTTAGTTTCTACAAAAATTCCATTTGGAAGTTTAAAGTCTGGATGATATTTGTGCTTGGTTTCTGGTTTAACGTATTCAATGATATGCTGTTCATACTCTCCATCAATTCCTTGATCTTTAAGAGATGCATCAATATCCATTTCTAAACCACTACGAAAGCCGTACTTAGCTGCGACAGCTTTTTTACTATATGGATTTTTTCTTGCCATAACTATATTTTATTTTTTAAATATCAAAACGAATAATAATGCTAGTATCAACATTATCTCGTTTTCGAATTGGTGTTCCTAACTTTCCTACTGCTAATAATTGACCAGCATCATTATACAATCCAACTGTCGTTATATATGGAGCGAATGAATCGTTTGAAACAATATCTTTTGGTATTTGTGAATTTACGTCATTATTCAATCTAATTGTCGGATTTGACGTAAAATTAAATTCATCTTCTTTTAATTTACAAATATATTCATGTTCATAAAGAGTTACAGTTGAATTATATTCTAATTTGAATTTTGTATTATCAAAATAGCTTGTAGGTACAATTTTTGTATTTTTATCGTAAATAAAGTTATTAAATGTATTAATAGATCCTGATGATATATAATCTGGTCTTGGATCTGAAATTACAATTAATCCATGCTCATAAAATACATTTCCAACTACATTGGTATTAGTTACCATTGTAAATGAACCTGTATATCCTAATTGAGTAATTTCTGATTGAGTTAATCCTTTATTAAAAATAAAAAATTCATCAAAAGTTCCTTTAAATGAATTATATCCATTTCCATTAGAATTTAATCCTAACGAGCCAATAAATAAATCAGCGTTATTATAAAAATTTCCATCTGTTGGTAATGTAGTTTGTTGGGTTAACACTCCTCCAATATATAACTGAAATACAGAACCTGTTTTTTGTAATACTACATGATTTTCAGTGTTAGTGGCTATTGTACCACTTACCGTAGTAATTACAGGTCCATTGGAATTTTTACAATACAATGTACCTGCCGGAATTCCACTACCACTAGGAAAATAAATGTCAAATGGATATTGACCAGCATTGTAATTTATATCTCCAGTATAAACTTTGTTTTTAAGCATATACTGACCAACTCCGGTAGTTCGTTTTGAAATTATTTGCTGAACTGCAGGAACGTTAGAATATTTTCCTATCCAAAATGATAAAGCAAAATCATCTGTTTGTTTAAAGTTAAATGAATCGTCATTTGGTATTCTAATATAAGATGCTGTCGTAAAGAATGCATCATTTCCCCAAGGAAATACAGAAGCTATAGATGAAGAATAATAGTTTCCTACTACAGTACTGTTATTAATCCATACATTTCCTTGAGCGGTTAAATTAGGATTAATTGAATCAACTTGAAAGTCAATTAAATTACCAACTTGCTGCGAAGTGTTTAAGTTGAAATTTGCACCGTAATTAGAGCAATACGTCATCATATCAAATCCTAAATGCAATACTTCTCCAGACACAGAACTACTTAAAGCAGTATTAATTAAATTTCCTTTTCCGTCATCTATTAATGACATTGAAGTTGCATTTAATGATATATTTTTATAATTTAATTTAACTGAGCCTGGTTTAATTGATTCTCCGAATTTTCTTTGAGGTATTGAATAAACCATAGCTTCATTAAATAAAGTTCGTTTAATAGCATATGGATCTGCATATCCAAATGTCTCAGACGGTTTACCTGCTCTTTTATAATATAAATGATTTAAGCTGTGCCAAATAACTGCCGCTTCTTTATTATTTGCAGAATTAATCATTAATGAACTAGAATCTAAATTTGTTTGCAAGGTATCTAGCGTTACTTTATTTCCTGAATATACTGCAGGATTAGGTTTTAGTGCGTATAATAAGTCAATTCCGTCATTTTGTAAACTACCTGTATCAGTGTATCTCCAAGATTTATAAACCTTGAATGGCGTAATGGTTTGATCTCGTCCATTAATTCTTTTAAATACTCCTTTTCCCATATATAGTAGTTAGGCTCTTTAATATAAATATCAAAGAGCCTAAATATTGGTTGATTTTTAAAATTAGAAGTCTAACTTAACCTTTATCAAAGATTCGTTACTAAATGATTTTTGTACTGGCTGGCTTAATTTTGCAACTGCTAACAATTCTTGACGATCATTATACATACCAATTGTTGTGATATATGTTTTAGGATCGCCGATAAATGTTGGTTGAGCAAATTCGCCTACAGAACCCGTTGTAAATGAAGGATTATTTGAGAAGTTATATTCTCCATTTTTAATTCTTACAAAATAATGAGTTGAAGTTATGGTTTCTTCATTTCTAGCTTGAAATGCGTTATTTGTCGGACTAATTGACATTGCACCGGATATTGAAGTGTATAATTTCCAAGCATTGTCACCTGCAATATTTGATCCTGTTACAGCATTAAATGAAGGAATTGCATCTAGCGATTCTCCATTTAATATAATGATACCCATATCAGGATAAACTAATCCGAAATAAAAAGGAGATAAAGGATTATAAATTCCTCCGGAGATTGATCCAGATACAACATTAAATACACGACCTGATGTTGTTAAATTAACTGCTTGACTTTGTCCAGAATCATCGATTAATGAAATAACTCCTGGATTATTTGCTAATTTAACGTTTGAGCCAGTATGTACGTTATTTGCCACTGATGAACCTGATAATTGTCCTAATGATAATTGCCAATTTCCTGGATCTAATTTATCTTTGATTCGAGCTCTATTAAAATTAATAGCATAAATCTGTGGTGGAGAGTTTCCGTCTGCAAATGTAAATGTCGTGTCCCCTGGTTCTAATAACAATGATTTATACTGAGAATATATTGCTTTAGTAGGAGAGTCGTTTAATGTACCCGCTGTTGAAGAACCTGAACCATATTTATGACCCCATGCTACTGAAAATTGTGCTTCTGAAGTTGAGCTTGTTCCATTCCAAACTTCGTAATAGTATTGTTTTGATCCGCTAGACTGAAGTGAGCTAGTATACATTGCTGTCAATGAAGACGCGTTACCTGAAAATAATCCTGTTGTCACATAAGTCTTTTGATTTTCGATAACATCAGAAGCGACATCAAATCTTGTAAATACTCGACCCGAAGCTGCAATTTGAGATTGCATTGCCTGGGCTTTGATCATTTCACTCGCAATTTGTTGAGCTCGAATTTCAAGTTCACTTTGTAGCTGTGCTGAATTAACCATAGGAGCCGAAGTCATTTCAGATGTTGCTAAATCGTTAGCAACCTGCATACGTGCCGGTAAAACCATATTATTATTGGCTAGACGACTTAAAGGTCCTTGCATATTATTTGTGGCCATATTTGTCTTTTATAATTTTTTATTATTGAGCGTTAGAAAGGAACCGCGTTAATAAGGTCGGTTGATAAAGCAGTTGCCAATTGAGTTTTCTTAACTGTTAAGTTAATTGTCGATCTACCACCTGTTTCATTTCCAATAATTGTAATAGTAGCTGATACGTCAGACACTAATTGTTGCTTAGCAACTATATTGAAACTAAATCCAACTGCTGATATTGTTTGAGCAGCTTCAGAATCTCCAATAAATCTAGGAACTGTTGGACTAACACCAGCAGCTACCGGTTGAGATACTTGAAGAGTAGCTGCATCTGAATTAGATAAAATTGCCGTATATCCTAAAGTAGCATTACCAGATGCAAAGTTTGTAGTCGTTGGAGTAATTATGAAATTTTGACCTGGAGAAGTTAATGTAATTGAAGATTGAGCTACTGATATTACAGGTATTCTTGCAGTCTTTTTCGGAAGAGTTACAAGTTTATAACGCATAATATTAGACTCATCTGCTGTCGCCTCGACTAGAGGCATATTTTCTATAATTACTCCATAGTAATCTGATCCTAGCGGATGAGCTGGATTCCATAAGTCATAATCAATCTCATCATCTGATAATGCAAATTGAGTGATTTTGAATTCATCCTTTCCGCGCGCTAATAATTCTCTACCTTTTTTAGTAAGAATTGCGTCTACGGTAATTGTACTATTGTTTAAATATCCCATTGTATATCTTGTTTATACCTTTTTAATAAATATTAAAGTTTTAAAAATCTAAGTTAAATCTATGGATATATTGACTTAGATTTAACACCGGTTATTGATTGATCAATTGTCGTAATTTGATTATTCGCAAATACTATAGTATTCGGATTAACTTTTGTTACTTTAACTACAGGGCCTCCATCAACTGTAGTTGAAGAATCAATATTAATGCCGGGCCCTGTTAATTTAGAACCGTTATATCTAGCATTTTTCCAACCAGTTTCTTGAGGAGGCGTAACATCAGCATATTTCAAACTTGAAGAATATGATAAATTTAACGAAGCTGATTCAGCGCTGCTATAAAATAGCTGATCGATTGTTTGTAAATATATAGAAGCTCTTGCATTTAAAATTATTCTATTTGAATTTCCATAAGGAGCTGTTTCATTTGCCGTTGGATAATATGATCCTGATTCGGTTAATTTATAAACTCCTATATATTTATTCTGCACCCATTTTGTTCCTAACCTATCAATGTCAATAGCTCCTGAAATTAATCCATCTGAAGATTCCAATGCTCCTATTAATTCAGGAGAATATGGAATTTCTCCTATTGACATATTGCTATATTGTGCTTCAATTGTTTTAATAGGAGCAGGTACTTCAGCTTCTAATAAACCAGGCTGTGAATATTCCGAAATTAAATTAAGTTGATATTTTATAAATGCAGATTTAACTAAATCTTCAATTACAGGTTTATTAATTAATTTAACTTTACTTCTTTGTAAAACATTTGGCTCAATTACTAATCCGGTAATTGCATTTGATCTTTGAGGAAGAAGTTGTTTAATATACTTAAATAAAGTAAAGTCATATATTTCTAAAGCTCTAAAATAAGCTTCAAAATCATTTCGATTATCATACTTTTTCCAATATTGAATTGCAAAATTATTTAAATCTGTATAATGATCGTTATATACATCTCCTGGATTTCCAATATAATCGTCAATTTCAAAATATCCTAATTGATTAAAGATATCTTCATTGATTGCAGTTTGAGGAGAAAAATAAACACCTAAACGATTTGAATCTACAGAATATCTGTCGTATGAAGATTTTTCAATTCGAGTTTTAGTATTTAATCTTTTGTTTAAATCTAATGAAGCAGATTCAATACGAACTTTATTTGTATATAAACTAGAACCTCCTAACGAAGGAGATGGTGTGTAATACGTTTCTTCAAATCCTGTAAATCCTATAGATCCTGAATCTGTATATCCGTTAAAATATAAAGATCCAATTCCATTAACATTGTTTTTATTTGGTTGTCCAGATAATTGATAAATTGATCCTGATAAAAATACTTTATTTGCTAATGTCCATCTTTGCAATAAATGCTTATAAGGAGACCCAGCTTCTTCTCCTTTTGATAAAGCATTTTTGTCTACATTATATGTATATGTTGTTGGAGATGCTGCATGCTCTTTTAATGTATTATCATTCAATGAGCCAGACCATAATCGAATTTCATGAAAATGTCCATTGAATTTACTTAAATAATCGATATACTCTCCACCAATAGTTAATGGACTCACTGCTCTGGAATCCGCTGCTATTGTAATTGAATAATCTAATGCTATATTATCTTGTCCAGCTATTAATCCTGAACCGTTTCCTGTCTGTGAATTCTCAATAAAAGTACTACTTCCAGAAGTTAAATAAATTGATTTTCCGTATAGCGATTTTGCTACATTTAATGTAGTAGCTATTGAGGATAGATCATATGGAGAAGTGTTAATATCAACTCCATCCCAGTCTAAAACAGCTGGCTGTAAATTAGGGTCAGTGCCGTTCGCATCATTAAATACTGGGAATGATATTTCCGGAAAATCATATACTCCTAAATTAGCTTTAAATTCTGAATTAAATAAATTTATTCCTAATACTTCTAAACTTGATACTGTATCTATTGTGTTAATAATACCTCCATTGGCAGAACTCTGATTAATCGCGTTGATATTAACTTGTTTAAGAGTTCCAATTAATTGGTTTGAAACGTTATTACTAATTCTATCAATAGTAACTCCACTGAAATACCCTCCAGGGTCTGCCACTTCGATTGTAATAAGATCAGGACTGGTAACGATAATCTTAGTAATATTTACATAAGCAGTAATGTCTGTTCCGAACCAAATCGAAGCAATTCCTTTTTTTATTGAACCAGAAATTCCAGCTTTAGAAATTACAAAGCTTGTTACTGCACCGGCACTAGTACCTGCTGCAGAAGAATCGAGTACTTCTTGATTATCTGGATTCCAATATGCCAATGGCTGATTCAATACAGTATCATACATCCATACAGTATCGCCAGGAAATTTATCATTCAAATCATATACAGATAAATTAGTGCTAATAGGTGTAAATTGTTCCGTTAACGCTACTGTATGCCATTTATTGTCAAATATTTCTAAATTAGGAGTAATTATATATTGTGCGTTAGTATCATAATAAATTAAAGTTCCTTGATTATCATCATTTGTTTCTTTTTTAAGAACTAATCGACGCGAATCATCTTCGGATGATGCTAAATCATAATATGAACCTGCTTCGTATATATAATTACTATCAGTCTTAAATCTAAATTCTAATACATTTGGATTTACATAATTACCAGTACCATTATCATATGTTCTGGCAGGAATTTCTAGCGAACCAGATTCAGATTTCCATGCATAGTGATAAACATCATGAACATATTCTGGATAATAATCATTATCAGTGAATGTTGAAGGTCCTCCATATTCTTTAATTGTCAATACTGATGAAGGGATGCCGAAACAAGAAAGAAGTGCTTTAATTGAACGAGAAGTACCTTTTGATTTTAAAATGTAAGGTAAGTTATTAACTAATCTTCTCCAAATTTCTTTTGTATTACTTTCGTCAGAAATTGAAGTAATTCCATTTACGTCGTTTTGAAGTGCTATTCCATTACCATCAACTCCTAAAGAATACTTCCATAATTCAGATGCTGATTTACCATTTAATAAATTAAAGCCCATTGAAGATGCTACATGATATAATAAATCATTTGGCATTCCATCTTTAGGATGTTCTTCTCGAGTATGTATTGTCGTTAAACTTTTGATATATGTCCATAAAATATCAAAATGCTGAGCTATCATATTAATAAATAACACGTATTGCTCTCCATCTTCAGAGTCTTGAATATGTATTGGAATAGTATTTTGAAGCTTATGTATATTATATCTATCATAAATCGTTGCGATTTCTAATAAATTTTCATAATATACTTCAGCCTCTGCAGAATTAACTGTTTGTTGTATAGAAAAATATGAATATGGATCAGGACTCCACATATTAATATTTTGAGACCATAATTGAAATGCATCTATCCAATTAACATATACTGTGCTATTACTTAAAGAATTTTTTGGCCATGGCTCAATAGAACTAGAAATTCCATATGAACTAGTAACATCGTAATGTGAATATAATTTAGATTCAGTCGATTCAAAAAATAAATATTTTTCAAAATCATCAAATGTACTAACTATACTATTTCGTTTTGAATATAAATCAATTAAATTTGTACTAACTGAAGTACTTGATCCACTAATGCTATTAACTGTAGTTATTTGATTAGAGTAATATTCAATTAATTCTAGTTTATATTTGAAATTTTTAACTCGCTCAACTGCCGAACCATAATGCACAAAATTACTAAAATATCTATAATCGATGTTTAGCTTAATTCCAGATAAAGATCCTGAAAAATAACTATCAATTAATTGTTGTGACGTTGATGCATTTGCAGCTAATAATTCATTCCAAGATTTATATGAAGTTGCAACTGAACCACCTTCATATTCTTCTAAATCAAAATTAGGACCTGCTAATGTAGTTGTAGGTTCTGGAATATATTTTGGTACAATTGATACTGAATCTAAAAATGGAATAGTAATTTCTTCTGAAATATATACTTTAGATTTTTCACCGTATGATGTAGGTAACGGCTCATATAATTTAATAAATATTTCAGAAGCTTCGGTAGCATTAATTTGAAAACGAAAATTGATAATTTGATACGTTTCGTTAAATCCAAAATTTAACACAAATGAATCAAAAATGTCATTGTCGCTTAAAAACTCCCATCGAGTACTTAAATCATATAATTGTTTAACTAATGCCGTATTTGATTCATCAGCTAATTGCAATCTTAATTCTCTTCTAGAAGGAGATATTTCTTTTATAAATGCTTTTTGTGAATCAAATCCACCTAAAACGTTATCAAATAAATTATAAACTAATCTATATTGACCTTTATTAATTCCTAGAGCCTCTAACTCTTTAGCAGTGTCAATCGCTAAATGTTTATAAGCGTTTAATTGAGTACTAGTATTAGTATCCTCAATCGTAAATAATGTATTGTGATTACCTGTTAAATATACTCCGTCTGGAGTGTATACGTGTAATTCTAATTTAGGTCTGTTGGTATCTTTAAAGGTAACCGAAAAATTTCGGATATCTAAAAGTTGCTTATCAACAGACTCAAGCCTAGACACTTCAGCGGTGCTAGTTGATTTTAATAAGTCTTTTTGATTGGTATATACTGATAGCATTTAGTACTTTTAGGATTTTATATAAATATCTACTTTAAAGATTCCATTCAGCCTGAATCTTAACCGAGTTACTTGTTATTACTAAATTACCAGAGTCTTCTAAAATTAATTGTGCATTATCAGATAACGTACCTTCAATATATGGAGTATAATCAGTTAATGCTAAGCCAGCTGGTATAGCGTTAGTATTTACATATTCATGTTGTGAAAGCCACTGCCAATCGATTATCTTGCCACTTGCTGTCTGATTTGCTCGATATGCATATTGATATGCAGCTAATCCATGAGTATAGAATTTTAATATATAATTTCCTTGTTTTGGCAAGAAAGAATTTTTTGCTGTCCAAACAGCCTCTATCGCAGTGTTTTCTAACGGATATCCTTTATTATCAAATTCTCCAGAGTAAATTACAAAATTTCTATCACTTTGAATAACTGCAATATACTTTTTATTCTTTGACATTATTCTATCAACTGGTAGTTCATTTACTTCAGGGCCTACTTGTAACGTTTCATTAACATTTAAATGATTTGGAATTTTATTTTCTTCTTTCTGCTTTGCTAACAATTGGTTTATTTGTTCTAACAGCGCAGCTATTTGTTTATTTAACTGATCAATTTTTTGTCTGTCAGTATCTCTTCCTGATTTCAAAGAAGCTTTATCTGTTTCTAACGAACTAATTTTAGCTCGTAAAAAGTCTAAAGCAGATTCTAAAGAAGATAGTGCATTTTTTGCCGTAAATTCTGTGAAGTCAATATCAATTACTTGATTGAATTTTGTTTGTGAAGTTTTTTTAGTAGCTAAACTAATAAATTTTCGTTTTCCTTCAATCGTATTATTTTTATCAATAACTATTTGACCAACTGTATTTGTTCCATACGCTTCGTATTTAAAGCTATTAACTTCAAGCGTATTAATTTCTTTTGTAAAAACTTTTACTGGATCAAATTCATGCAATTCATAAATTTGACCGACTGTATTTGTTCCGTACGATTCAGATTTAAAGCTAATATACGCTAGTGTATTAATTTCTCCTTTAAAAACTTTTGCTGGATTCAATTCCTGAGGAATTAATTTCTGTATTTCGTAATTTGCCATTATTTAATAATTTTAAAAATAAAGTCATTAGCATTAAAATATTCAGTTACTCCATTGAAAACTGATTTAATTTCAAATTTATAATATCTTTCAGGATGCATCATTGTTGAATAAAAATCAAAATATCCTCCAGTTGAATTAGTACTAACTTTAGTCGCTTCGCTATATGGTATAATTATTTGATCATTATGAGCATCTATTATTTGATAATATGTAGTAGCTGGTAATGCTTTAACTGTAGTGAAATCAGAATTTTGTGCAAATGTTGGTCTAGGATATTTAGGTCTAGCTGATATTAAAATTCTAACTTTTGCATCTTTATGATATTCTGACCTAAAATTTCTAGTATAAACTATAGGGTTGTCTTCATATGTAATAACAGCTAATGATCCTGTGTTATATGAAAAGCTTCCTGTCCAACTAATATACAATTGAGGTTCAAATACTGTATGAGTTTCTGAAGAATAAAATTGTATATTTGTATTTGGGAAATTTGCATTACTTAACGCAGCGTTATTTAATGAAATAATAAATCCGTTATTAGATATTGTTCCATTTTGCCATCCTTTAACAATACTAGTAACGTCAATATTAACAGTATCATTTGTTTTAAAACTAAATGATTGACTTGCAATTGAACTAGTATACCATACACCTCCTCCTTGAAGCGTATTAAATGTCATAGCTCTTCCGGTAGTAAGTGAATCACCCCAGCTACCAGAAACAGATCCTTGAGTTGATATCCAAGTTGCTCCATCGACTACAGATGTTGCTGACACTGTGTCTGTTAAAGAATATCCTACTCCATTTGACCAGCTAGCTGCTAAAGCTTTAGCTTCTATAGAATATAATTGAGGTAGTTCTGATTCTTGAACTGTATATAATCTTAAACTAGCAGAAATATCATTAACTGAAATGTTATTGTCAGATAGTATTCCTGATAATAAATTAATATCAAATTTAACTAGCGATCGATTTTCAGATAAATCTCCTCCCGCGCTTGTTCCTGATTTTCCAATTTCTAGAATTTGATCTAACCCTGTATTTCTATACGGGTCACTTTCATATATTGTTGTATCTTGTAATGCCGGAATTGACCAAATCATATTTTAATTTATTTTATAATGAAATAACTTTACCAATAATGTCTTTATTTGGAAATTTAACTTCAAATATTGAAGGATCTAATGAAGGATAAATTACGCCTGCTTTTGTTGCAGCTTCAATATCATAGATATTTTCAGAATATCCTTGAGTCGGATTGTATAAATTAGCAATCTTAATAGAAGTCACTGACTGAACTCCTTCTACTCGATCTAATTCTGTGTATATTTTTGACATAACAATTGGTTGATTAATTTGCCATTGCTTAATATCAAAAATAGTTTTTAATTTATCAATACATTTTAATAATACTTCATTGGAGTTATATTCTGGTAATGTAATTATTTCAAATTTAACGCCGATATTAATAACGTATGCTGTCTTGATATTAACAGCATCGGTTAATATTCTGTATTGATTTATATATGTTTTTAGATTTTCTTTTACGGCTAGATTAAGTTCTGTTAAATTGCCATTTCCGTCATATCCTAATGTATATAAGTTAATTGCTAATGGATTTGGAATTAGTTCTTGTACATTATTTGGATTAAGCTGTTGATCTTGAATTACATATGCTTTTGCAACAGATCCAAATTTAGAAGGCATTGAATATGATCTAATAATATAATCTTGAGCAGTAATGGTTCTTTGTTGAGTTGCAAACGTAGACATTGCGTTTTGTCTAATTTCTTCAATTGACTCTTCCGATTTGCCTCCTGTTGCTGGTTCTGGATTAGTACATGCAACAGAAGCCTTAATTTGTCTTAACAATGTAGCGTCTAAAGCTTGAGAATCTATTTGATATTCAATATTTGCAATTGTTTTTAACGAGAATGCAGACACATTTGATTTATTTCCACCTCCAACAGTATACTTTACTGTTAATGTTGTATTTGAAGGAGCTAAACCATATGATTTTGTATACATAAAGTTTGAAGGATCTACTGGATGGTCAAATTGAGTTTGTAATCCATTTAATCCAGAACCTACATTATCTGGGTTTGGAATAATTTCTTCATCGTCATTACTAGATATACCAGGACCGAATTGAATTTCTAAATTTTTATCAGATCTAAATTTAGTAATAAACCGATGCGCTGTCTTTTTTAATTTTAAAAGATAAGGAACTTCTGTATATACTGATAATTCTGGATCGTTTTGCACTGTATTAGATATCGTTTCAAAAACGGTATCTTGAGCTAAAAATGGAACTTCAGTCCAAACATTACTATCTGAATCTGTTATTGACATTACGTCAATAATATCAGTGTCGTTAATTAAAATCTTATCAAATCGCTTTGCAGATCCAAACGTAAATGTGTTTGTTTTAATTGTACCTGCAAGAGCTTTAACAGACTTTTTAATTAGATAATATTCCGGCGTGTTATCAACGTCACTAACTTGATATATACTAACATCGGTAGGATCAAAACTACTAGATGCTGCAAAATTTACTAAAGATAAAGTTCTAAATTCAGCATTGCTAGAGTCATCTCGAGCAATCATATTTTCCTTAATTGTCAATGCATATGACCAATCTGGCTCTTTACCATTTGAAGTAGTTTTAGCAGGTAACAATTGAAATACATCTAACTTAACTGTAGCTGGAATTGTATTTTTTGTTTTATAACCTATATTAGCAGCTAACGCTAATACATTAGGTTTACTAACTGCAGTTTCTAAAAACGATTCTTTTAATTGATTATCGGTATAGTATGACAATATATCTCCTACATATGATGCCATTTCAATAAACATCATTCCAGGAGATGATTCATTAAAGTCGTTATAAGTATCTGGAAAGTAATTTTTTGCAAATTCAATTAAATTTGCTCTAAATTGGCCGAAATCCTTATTAAGATATCTTACATCTTTTTTTATTTGAGTCATATTATAATTCTTCTATTGTACTAGATGTTATTAAAAAAGTTAGTGGAGTTTCAGATTGAATTCCATTTACCGAAACTTTCAATGAAATTGTAACTCCATGTTCTTCTTTTTTTGAATTTCCCATAGCTATTACCGTTTCAACATTTAAATCATTAATTGAAATATAAGGCAACCAAAAAGATACTGCATCTTGAATAGAACTTATAATAGACGATTTTAAAATATCATCGTCTGGTTCAAATAATGAATCTTGTAAATTAGTTCCGAATAAAGGTTGCATTATTCTTTCTCCTTGCCTAGTTAAAATTAAATTTTTTAGATTAGAGATAGCTTGCTCTTCAGTGGAATATGACAAATCAAATAATCGTCCAGTTTTATCTAAAAATGGCAGTTTGATACCTACTGCAACGTCAGGATTGATTATTGATATATTTTGTTCGTATGCCATTATTTACCTTTTTTCTTATCTATTGCCTTCATTAATTGAGAATAATCTCTTGTTAATGCATTAACAACTGCAGCTCCTTCTTCTGTTGCAGCTAATTGCTTGATATCAATTCTTCTGCCTTCAACATCAGATACAATTGCCGTAGCAGAAGGTGTTGGGCTCGACTGCATTGTTGGCCATTCTGAAAAATCATTGTAATCAATTTGCTCTTCTAAATATGCCATTGGGCCGTCTCCTTTAAATCCTGAAGTGCCATTTAACAATTCATTTAATGTTGGATTTGCTGTATATTGTTTTGGTTGTTGCTTAACTTTTGGTTTGATTGTTTCTGTATAGGATACAGTCGACTTAGTTGGTTGTTTTACTTCACTAATCACAGAACTAAATTGTTTTAATTCAGTACGAACAGCAACTTGCACTTCTTCTCGTATTACTTTTCGAAGTGTTTGTATAAAATCTTTTGAGTTCATAGTACTATTTTATAATAAATATTTACTTTATGAATTTACGTATTTTATCTAGGCAATACAAATCCACCTAGTTCAGATACTTTAGGATATTTTACAAATACTCCCGTACCATTAGGGTCTTTTGGTATTGGAGACGTATTTCCTTCAATTGTTATGAGCTGTCCTCCTGGGAGTATTTGAGCTACAATTCCGATATGATGAGCGTGATCTGGGTTCTTAGGTGTCATATATAAATTAGCAGCGCCTATTACAGGCGTCAATGACCATCGATTAGTCTGTTTAGCCCAATCTACCCAATCTTGGCAATATCCTGATTGTTTTTTGTTATTTCTAAATACTTTTAAACCGGCCTCTTCCCACCAAGTAGTTACTGCACATGCACACCAATATACAGGAAAATTATATCCTGCATTTCTTTGCATTTCATCGATTCTAGGGCCTGAATTTGGCACTTTAGGATCTTCAAATACACCGGCTTTAAGATCTTTATAAGCAGCTAGTACGATTCTAACTCCTGGGTTATTTGACGCGGCTAGCTGTGTATATAATGAATCAATTAATTCAGCCATAGTTTTTAATCGTTTATTTATAAATAATTTTGTTGGTTAATGACATAATACTATTTTTATAATAAATATTTACTTTATGAATTTACGAATTTTATTATTATAGTACTGATAATTGTGGCTTAAAGGAGTTAAATAATTTATCTCCATTTGCTGGATGTACTGTTACTTGACTTACAGTGCCTATAACATTGAAACCTTTACCTTTGTAAAAATTGATATAAGTATTTATTTTTGATGGCCAGTTATTATTTCCTGTTAAATTACCCCAACCATAGTTACCATTTAATATGTGACGAGTTGCATTAGGAAAAACTCTTTTAATTTCAACAGCTAGTAGTTCATCATTGTTAGTTTTACTCCAACCATTATTTGATCCAATAGATAATATTAGATTTTTAACATCATTGTAAGGGGTTGTGATTAGTTTTAATTGACTTAATAACCAGCTAGCCGTTCTGCCAGCCTCATTTAATTTAATAGGTGATGATATACCGTTTATATTTGTATAAGCTGAGTCGACACTAATTGAAATAGAATCGCCTATTACTACATTACTTCCAGCGACGCTAGATCCGTATGGACTATTAACTGCAAAGCCCGTAGTCACTACTTTTGGTACATACGAAGCATCTGCCGTACCACCTCCATAGCTACTAACTCCTGGTGACCAGACAACTCCTGATGAACTACCAACTCCAGTACCTCCTTGTGCAGTTTGCACTTCCTTATCTACTAAAGCTGTAAAATATGTTTTTGAATCTTCTTCTAATTCATCAATATCAATTTCAAAATCATCTGTATCTATATGTGCATGTGCGTGTTCTTCATTATCTAATTGACTTTGTTTAAATGAAATATATTCTTCTCGAGTTATTCTTTGTTCTTCAGTTTCTGTAGCCGATATCACTTCATCCTTAGCTTTTACATTATCAATCGTTTGTTGAAATTTTTGCTTTTCTTCAGGAGTCATTTTAAAATCTGGTATTGGTAATACTTTTGAAGATCCTTTTGAAGATGTTGATGCTGATTTTTTAGTAAACGACAAATCGCTTAGTAAATTAGTAATTTCTGATTTTAACGATGTTATTACTGGCCATTGAGGAGATGCTGTTAACGGTGATGAAGGTCCTGCAGGTGTTATAACAGTTAATGTTGATAGCTTATCAATTAAACTTTCAATCCATGCTTTACATTTATTACCTAAAATTAAAGGTTCATTAGCATCATCTCCTAATTCAATTTTAGTAGCATTGATTACGGCAATATCTTTTGTATCCATTGCAATACTCGTTTCTGTCGACAACCCAATTCCATTTTTAGCAAATGCAATAATTTCTCGCTGGCTACTATTAAATACCAATCTACCTGATGATATCATTGTTTGTGGAGTTGTTCCCCAATTTTCATCTTTCCATGAAGTAATTGATTTACTATTAATAGATGTCGTTACTCCTGATCCTTGTTCAAATTCAATGGTTTGACCTGAAGCCATTACCATTATATTTTCATTATTAGTAAAATCTTCAGTTATATAATCGTTTATCTTTTGAGTATCAATTCCTTGTTTGGAATTTCTAAAGATTGTAATCGGTGCTGATTCAGAACCGCCGCTCCATTTAGGAGCTACAGTAAATTTACCTGATTTAGGTGTAGTCGCAAAACGTATTGAATTTCCGTATCTGCCTTCAATAATAACATCACCTATATAAGGTTGTAAAGGTTTTACTGTTGGATTTTCAGAAAAATTTTCATCAATTTTAGGATCTGTTTGTTTGCTATTATTTCCTGAATTTGTCTCATTGTATTTATCTGAATCGCCTGATGTAGGTCCTGTTTGAACTTTTCTTGAAGATACCGTAGGTAATGCGTTATGATGAATTGAAGATTGTAAAGACACGATATCAAAATAATAAGTGTCTGCAGTTATTTTAGTACCAGACGCGTATGAACTTGGTGCCTTTAACAGAAGCACAACTTCTCCTTTAATAGGTATGCGAAGTATACTAGTATTCAATGGCTTTGCAGTTATTACGGATAAAGTTGTTTCGTCGTCTGAAGGAGTTTCGTCTAAAGGCTTAACCTTTATTCCATATATTAAATTTGGATTCGAATCACTATATAATACTTCTAATACCTCTCCTGATGTAATTTGAAATTCTGCCATTATATTAATATACTAATGTCATATAAACTCATAAAGAGTTCATAGCACTATTTCATAATAAATATTTACTTTATGAATTTACGTATTTTTATTTAGGTATTACAAATCCAGTAACACGATCAATTTTAGGTGTTTTTTTCGCTACACCTACACCTCGTTTTCCATATCCAAACACAGAAGTATTTCCTTCAACCGTAACAATTTTCAATGGGTTCGTATCAGTGATTGCTACTACAACTCCTATATGCGCGTATTCTTCTGTTCCATCACCTTCATATAATACAGCCGCTCCTATTACAGGAGTTATTGAGAATCGTCCAGTTGCTTTTGCCCACTCTGCCCAATTAGCGCAACCAGCTGGGCCTGATGGTGGCGTTGCTAAACCAGCTGATTTCCACCAATAAGTTACTGCACTAGCACACCATTGTGCGGGCCCAGTAAGTCCAGCAGAAGCTAAATATGTAGTTACTTTACCACCGAAATTAGAGCCTATAGGCTGTTCTAGAATTTTTGCATCTGCATCTGCAACAGCTAATTTAGCGACCGTAGCTCCTTTTCCAGTTGCGTCTGGAGGTAAAGTAACAACGTTAGTTGTGCCACTACTATTTCTTGCTCTATCAAGTGCCGCTTCAATTTGTTCTGGAGAAATAGATGCTTTATTTCCGGCTATGCCGGCATATCTAGAGTTTCCTCGTGGTTGACCATTTTCTGGATAAGCTAATCCAACTGAAGCAAATTCTCTCGCTAACTCTTGAGCCGCTTGTAGTCTGTCATTACGCTCTCCCCTAATATATTTACCAACATAGGGTCTAGCAGAATTTATTACGTATTCTGGAAATTTATCTTGAGTTATAGCATCAAACATATCAGTGGTTTTAATGTTTGCTTGCTTATTATTAACAAATGCTTTCATAGTATCTGGAATGATTTGATATTTTCCTGCGGCAACTAGTTTGCCGGCGCTCTGTAACCTTATAATCTCTCCAACTGACATCTCGGTAAGATTTTTTCCAAGATATTTTATAGAACCTCCTGGGCTGTCTCCGGCGTTACCTCTATTCATAGAATTGTACCCGCCTTCGGCGCCAGCAATTATTGCAAACAACTCTGAGGTAGATCCACCGCCACCGCCATAGCTACCACCTCCTGATGAACTGCCAACTCCTGATGAACTGCCAACTCCTGATGAACTACCAACTCCAGTACCTCCTTGTGCAGTTTGCACTGTCTTATCTTCTAAATATGTAAAATATGTGCTTGAGTCTTCTTCAATTTCATCATCTTCAATTTCAAATTCATCCGCGTCATCATGTGAATGTTGTTCCTCATCTACTTCAAGTTGTTTAAATGCAATATATTCTTCTCGAGCTATTTTTACTATTGGAAGCTCGGTATCCACTGCAGTAGCTGCTTCTGTCTTTACGTCTTCAACTATTTGCTGAATTACTTGTTTGTCTTCAGGAGTCATTTTAAAATCTGGTATTGGTAATACTTTTGAAGATCCTTTTGAAGATGTTGATGCTGATTTTTTAGTAAACGACAAATCACTTAATAAATTAGGAAGTTCTGCTTTTAACGAAGCTACAGATGTCCATTGAGGTGACGCTGATAATGGCGATGAAGGTCCTGCAGGTGTTATAACAGTTAATGTTGATAGCTTATCAATTAAACTTTCAGCCCAAGATTTAAATTTATTACCTAAAATTAAAGGTTCATCAGCACCATCTCCTAATTCAATTTTAGTAGCATTGATTGCAACGATATTTGCTGCATCTATTGCAATGCTTGTTTCTGAAGATAATCCAATTCCATTTTTTGCAAATGCGATAATTTCTTTTTGATTGCTATTAAATACTAACCTTCCTGATGAAATTAAAGTTTGTGGTGTCGTACCCCAATTTTCATCTTTCCAAGAAGTTATTCCTTTACTTTGTATAGCGGTAACCACTCCTGATCCTTGTTCAAATTCAATGGTTTGACCTGAAGCCATTACAATGATGTTCTCATTATTAGTAAAATCTTCAGTTATATAATCATTTATCTTTTGAGTATCAATTCCTTGTTTGGAATTTCTAAAAATAGTAATTGGTGCTGAATCCGGGCCTCCGCTCCATTTAGGAGCTACAGTAAATTTACCTGATTTAGGTGTTGTAGTAAATCTTATCGAGTTACCATATCTACCTTCAATAATAACATCACCTATATAAGGCTGTAATGGTTTTACTGTTGGGTTTTCAGAAAAGTTTTCATCAATTTTAGGATCTTCTTGCTTTTTAGTATTTCCTGAATTTGTTTCATTATACTTATCCGAGTCTCCTGAAGTAGGTCCTATTTGAACTTTTTTCGAAGATACTGTCGGCAATGCATTATGATGAATTGACGATTGTAAAGACACGATATCAAAATAATAAGTGTCTGCAGTTGCTCTGGTTCCGGTAGAATATGAACTTGGAGCTTTTAAAATTAAAACAACTTCTCCTTTAATAGGTATACGAAGTATATTTGTATTTAACGGTTTAGCTGTTATTACTGACAGCGTTGTTTCGTCGTCTGAAGGAGTTTCGTCTAAAGGCTTAACCTTTATTCCATATATTAAATTTGGATTAGAATCGCTATACAATACATCTAATACCTCTGCTGATGTAATTTGAAATTCTGCCATTATATTAATCCGTCTTGAATATCATTTAATTCTGACTCTATATCAGTTTGTTTTGAAGTTAATTCAACTACCTTTGTATTAATTTCTTTTTCAGCTCCTGCAATATCATCTAGTTCTCCCATTAACTGTTTCTTTTCTTCTTCAGATAACATCCAAGATTGTCCAGTTTCTGCTTGAACTCTATTACTTGTAGAAACTAGCCTCTGCACAACAGCGGCTAGCTTAACAAGATGTTCGTCATTTTTAACACCTACTTCTAAATATTCTTTAATTAAAGGCACGATAACTGTTGCGTCTCCAACATTTTTAATTAATGGTCGTAATTCACCAATTAACATATTTATCTGACGATCTTTTTTAGAACTGTTAGAATAAATATCTTTCATTAAGTCTGAAAATGACTTACCTTTAAAAATCTCTATATCAAAATCCATAAATTCCTTTAAAATAAATATCTTATTCTAGGAATTCTGACTTTTTAAATTTAGATTGATTTAACGTTGCAAATCCTGTATGTTTGTAATTATAATACATTTCAATATAAGCATTTTTCATCGTATTAACGACTCTAGTAATATACTGAGTCTTAACTCCGGTACGATCGCGAATCATAATATAAAGAGCTTTTTTATTGAAGTTTTCAATATTCACTCTATTTTTAAATAATTCTAATACTGAATCAGCTACTTGAATATCTGCATGCTTTTTGAATAAGGTATTTAGATTGTCATCCATATACTTTACAAATAAATCCATAAACTCTGATTTTTCTTGAATGTCTTCTTCACGCATAACTTCATTAATGATATTACGTCTAGCGTCAATTGCTTCAGGCTGTTCAGTATTTTTAAATTTGTTGTAATTTGTATTATTATGAATTATCAAATAATTCTTTGCAATGATTGAAAAATAAGAAAACGCTTTGCCTTTAGTAGGGTCAGTATATTTATGAATCTTTTCATTTAAAAATGCAACTACTTCATGTTTAACATCTTCATACGGCACATCAAAATGATAAAACTTAAAAGTGTGAATAATATTTTCAACTAATTTATCAAATGGATATTTGATTTGAGCATCATACAATTTATTTCGATCATAATTATCTTCTAATTGATTATAAAGCAAAATTGCATTTTCAGTATCTTTTGTAAAATACTGTTTATTTTTTGGCTTACGTCCTCGAGTTTTTGGTTCATTTGTTAATGCCAATTCTACTTCAGGAACTTCAATAGGTTTTGTTAGTTCAATATTTTCTAAATTATCTAGTGTATTCATATGCGTCTTGTATTGTTTGGTTTAATCCTGAACTAATATCTTTAATTGATGTAAATACAAACCCAACTTCGTCGTCTGATTCAAATGCTCCTTTAAGATCTAATTCTTTTAATTGAATTTCTGTTTGTAATGCTTTTTCACGAATTTCGTCAAACTTAGTTTGATAAAATAATGCGGCTTCTTCTAAAGCTTCATTTTGTTTGATTAGATTATAACATCCATAACCTAATCCAATACTGATCAAAGATAATATTGTAATTGTTAAAATAATAATCATGTTATCCGAATAATTCATTAAATGCATCCTTTAAACTAGCATCAGCTATTGGATCATTTACGTTAGTTAATTTTGATTTAATTTTATTTGTAGTAGGTAATTCTACTACTTCAGGTTGATGTTCTATAGATTTTTCAATTAAAGTAGCTAAATGATCAGCGTGATGTAAAAGAATTGGTAAATCCGTTTTTAATGCAAATTCAGGTTGACCTGCCATTAAATAAGATTCATTTCCTTTTGAATATAATCCGTCATGAAGTTTAATTGCTAAATATTCATTTTCAGAATATTCTACTCCAAATTCTTGAAGTAAAAATACACTTCGATCTGGAACTTTCATAAATTGTAATTTAGGATTGATTTTATAAATCTGTCCTCTTTTTACGTGCCAATCAGAATCGTTAGGAATATAATAATCGTCTGTCGAAGAACCTACTTTTCCTAAGTCATGATTAATAGCAGAAAATACTAATTCTTCTTTAGTATAGTTTTTAGTATCAGCACCTAACGAATCCCAAGTTTCCCATAATTCAATAGCACATTTTACAACTCGATTAACATGATCAATGTAGCCGCCTGGCCAACAATTATGTCTAGAAGAATTTGAAGATGCTGGTGCTGTTAATATACGATCAGCTAGCGATTCATACATTGCAATCAACGCTTCTTTACGAGGACTTTGAATGTACGTTTCAATATATAACATTAATTGCTCCCATTGAGCCTCTGTATTTTGTTTCATAACTTAAATTATTTCGTCAATTAATCCTAATTCTTTTGCTTTTACTGCAGACATATAATAGTCTTTGCGACAAGCTTTGCGCCAAAACTCTTCATCATGTTTTGTTTTAATTGCCATGATTTTATAAAAATCATCTTCTAAATCATCGATATGATCTGCATTTGCTTTAATGTCTGCTGATTTACCAAAAATCTCAGCCGAAGCTTCATGAACCATAATAGTGGTTGATTTAGAAGCGGCTCTAACTCCAGTACCACAACATAAAATCATTGCACCTGCTGACATTGCTCGTCCGCGAGCGATAATATTAACTGGAACTTCTAAAGATTCAATATAGTCAATAATACCTAATGCTTCATATACATCTCCTCCATTAGAGTTAATTAACAAATTGATAGGATCGCCCTTTTTCTCTTCTGGACGATTTACTAAGATAATTCTTACTTTAGAAATAAAATCAAATAAATTACCTAACTGAATGTCTCCATGTAAGTAAATAATCGATTCTTCTATGTTTACGCCATAATCAATCTCATTAAAAATGGTTGATTCTTCAACTTCTAAATCGCTACGTTTAGATAATTTTGATTTACTATTCATATCTTCATCATATAACCCATTTCTAGGTATGTTTATATTTTTAAGTAATTTATTCATTTTACTAATTTTATTAAATATAAGATAATCTTTCGATTACTCCAAAGTTATCTTACATTAATTTTTTAAGTTCTCGGTTTGCCTTTGATAATTTGCGAGTCGCATCAGCTCGTTTACCTTTTCTTTGTTCTGAATACAATATTGTTTTCAATTCTTGAATTTCTAATCCTAAGGCGTGAATTTGAGCTTGCTTTTCTTCTTTGGTGATTTTCTTTTTTGGCTCTTTTGGCTCAATTACTGTTACAGGTAGCGTGCCTTTTAGTGAAGGTTGTTCTTCTCCTTTATGATATACAGTACCATCTTGAGCTACGAATACTTTCATAAATTTCCAACCTTTAGGTTTATCTGATTTCGGAGTACCAATACCTCTAATTACAGGCGCCTCAACAGATCGTAGCACACATTGATAACATAATATAGATGTGCATTCATTTGAAACTGCGGACCAAGTATCACAAAAATGCCCTTTCCAATACTTACCTCCAGGTTTTGAATTTTGACAAATCATCGTTCTACGACCTTCAACAATTTTGGTTTTAAATTCAGATTCAGCAAATTGTCCTTTTTCTAATTTTTTCTTTTTCATAACTCTATTTGATAATTGTTAATACGTTTTAACATCTCCTGACTGCACAGATATTGCTCCGCCAACTGATTTTTGTAATTTTGCAGCTTTTTCTGCGGCTCGATCATTAATTATTTGGGGTTGTACAGTCTGATTTTCCTCTTCAGGGGATACAATATCCAAGTGTTCAATTTCAGGCTGAATTTGGGGGTGATCTGAAGGCAGTTCAGGGTAAATTTCGCCGATAATCGACTCTATATCTTCCTCTATAATATTAGATTCTGGTTTATTAAGAAAATTAAATGCTAATACCATACAAATTGCTAATGGATCAAATACAATGATAAAGAGTATTATTAATACATTAACTACTTTATTCATAGGCACGTTTAATATTTTTGAAATATAAACTAAAGAACCTAATTCTGAGGAGATTTCATTTTTTAATACTAACTGAGTTATGGCTACTTTAATTTTAGTAACTGAGTCAGTGTATGATATAATTTGTTTGTTTAAACTATCAATATCTAAATTCAATGTCTTAATACTAGCGTCTGTTTGTCTAGCACTTCTATCTGCTGAATTAGAAGATCTATTTGAAGTGATTAATTGAGTTGCTCGTTGTTCTTGTGAATTTCTAATTGATGTTAAATTATTTAATTGATTATTTTTATTATCTAATTGATTTTTAAATGTATTAACTGAAGACTCGTAATATATTTGTTTAGCTGTTAAGCTATCTACATGAGTTTGAGTTAAATCGTATTTTGATTTAGTAGTTTGATACGCACCAGATAAAAATCCATAAATACCAATTGAAGTAATTATCATAATAATTGAAACTGCAACTAAAAGATATGCTCTTAAAGTTTTATTTACAGTATTCCAAAATTGATACAGGAACGAAGCAATTACTAATTTTGAAGCTTCTAAAGATGAAGCCATTATAATAACTGCTAACGCTGCTCCTGCAAATAGTTTTGATAATCCTATTATTGAAAAGAATGCTGCGCAAAAGGCTAATGATAAAGCAATTAGCCCAACAAATATTTTCAGTGTAGTCTTATTCATTAGGCTCTAATTCTAAACGTTCAACAACTGCGTGTATATCTTTAATTATCATCTCTAAAAATTGTACAGCTTCAGGTCCGCTAATATCAGCATTGTTAATTGATCGTTGTAATGTTTTAAGTTTAGTAGCTTGAGCTTCTAATTTTCTAACGGTATGTTCTTTGTATCTCATGTTAAATAATATTTTAATTGTAATAGAATATAATATATACTTATATATAATTATAAAATAAGAATATAATTATGTTAATGTTTTTTAAACAGCATTTTTTTCAAAAGAATTTTTATGCAGACTTAAATAATTCAAAAGAGCAAGTTCTTTTGCCTTAGCTTCAATCATAATATCAATGTCAAATCCGTGAGTGTCGATATAATTAGTTACGTAATCTGAATGTGCTCTAGGATTGAGCTTGTCATTAGATTCGTGTAAAGATTTCGACTCGGAATAATGTACAACTGGCTTACAATCTTTCCAAGTAGACACTGCTAATTGCAATGCGTCTTTTTCAGTCATATCACCGTCACAAAAAGTATGATGATGATAATCAAACACAATAGGGATACCAACTTTTTGATGAATAAGTTCGTGCAAATCTTTTACAGAATACATAGAAGCTTTGTCGTCATTTTCGATAGTTAAACGGGCTTGTACGCCCTCGGATAGCCTATGAAAATTTCTACACCAAGTCTCAGCTGCAGAGTACTTATCACCATAGGTAGCACCTACGTGAATATTAATTTTGTTGTATGGAGTGCGAGATAAACCCATTAAGTCAAATAACAGTGCATGCATCTCTAAATCTTTTATAGTATTGATAACCACATCTTCTTTAGGAGAAGCTAATAAATTAAATGGACCTGGATGAGTAGTAATACGCACACCGCTGTCTGATGCGAATCGACCACATCGAGCTAGCACATCACAAATTTGCTTAAAATCTGGAAATTGATTAACGTCGACTTTATTACCCCAAGGAAATAAATCACTACCTAAACGAAAGAAGTAAATATTATTATCTACATTCCATTTAAGTATAGTTTCTAAATCTAAAGCATTTTGCAAAGCTAATTGTGAAGCGTGTTCTAAACCTTTAAGTTCTAACGTTGCTTTGCGCATTGCTCTGCCGGTAAGAATACCTTTCTTACCTAAAGTCATATTAATGCATGCGTAACCGATACTGCCCATAATTTTTATTTGTTAATTTTTAATACTTAAATATAAGTTATTCATTTGGAACATCCAAATCTGTTTTTGAAGAAATTAAATTTAATTCTTCATTTGTAAATTCTTCAATTAGATCTGCTTCTTGAAGAGTTTCACAAAAATAATACTTACCGTCACGCTGTAATAAGACGTCTGTATCAAGCCATTCTTTGATAATATTAACATCTTTAACGTGATGTATCCAAAAAACTTGTTTGACTTCTACTAATTTGTCTTCCCAATTGATAAAATTTCTTTTAATTGAATGCATATTTTTAATTTCTATACATAAAGATAAGTATACCTTTTGATACTACCAAATTTAATTTAAAGAAACTTTTCCTATATTACCAATTATTTTTAAAACCTTACAGTAACGTTGTTGATGAAATATTGATAACTGATATAAGTTTAATTGTTGTTCTTGCAACACAAAACCTTCTAACGTCAAATCTAATATTGCATCTGCTAAACTTTCTTCACTTTCAGAATTAATAACAACTCTGTCATTAATAAATAAGATATTAGCATCAGACCCGAGTCGTATAGTTGCTTCGACTATACGATATAATTTAGATTCAAAGTCTTTTAAGAATGAATCAAAGTCTTTTAAACTAGTATTAGTTTGTGATGTAGATTCAATATCTATAGATCCTGCACCGTAAAAGTCTTCACAGATAAGATCATATAGAAATATGATTTTTTCATCTTTTGGTAAAGAATCAAAAAACTCATAATCAGATTTGTCAATTATATATTCATTAAAATTCATATAGATGTCTATTAATAAATATGTCATACGCTAACCATGTTGGGTCGTATATTGTCTTTACTTTATCAAATATTATAGGATCGTGAAAAAACGATCTTAAACCAAGCTGACCTAGGTCAGGATCAGTTGCTTTTTTAAGTTCTAATAATCGTTTTAGTTCGCCTTCAGTTAAAACTTTTTTTAACTGATTAGATAATTTAGTATGCATATCTTTTATAAATTATGTTTAAAAACTCCAATGCTTCTTTAGTAAGTGAATAGCCGTCTTTAACATACTTAATACATAACTTAACTGTAATATAATCAGGATGGTCAGGTACAACTAAATTCGCATCTAATGTAGATAGTAACACTTGAAGTTTACGCTGAATGTTTAAGCTAGCTTCTGGCGTTGGATAGCCTTCAGGATCAAATTGTGCAGAAATTGAGTTATCTAATAACATAGCATCAATAGAAGAAAGTAAAGAAGAATCATTAACTGGAATATTCCTCTTTGTTAAATCTCTTAAAGCGTCTGCTGCGGCAGTTTGATCTAATAATCCTTTAATAAACTGCTCGAAAGGAGCTTGTTTCATTAAACAGTTACTTTTCTTTTTTCTTGTAAGTGCGTTTTGACGTCGACATCGTAGCAACTTCTTTTACTGGTTTAGTAGTTGTAGCTACTTTAGGAGTAGAAGTTTTTTTAGCAGCTTTTGCTTTGTCATTCAAAGATTGAATGGTAGACTTCATAGTCTTAAGTTCAAAACGGCAAGTACTTAAATCTTGCTCTAGTAAGACTACATGATGTTTTAAAGCTTCAGCTACAGACGATTTGTCATTTACAGCTTCTACTAATTTTCTGTTTTTACTTTGAACTTAGAGCTTGAAATTTAACCGTTACTCACCGTGTTTCTTAATTTCCATTTCCATCTCAGGGGTTTTGGGGTTTTGGGG